CAGATATAACGATGTCTATAGATATGTTCCACTAAACGGAGATATGGCTGGCTTATGTGCTAGAACAGACCTTACTAATGACCCTTGGTTTAGTCCTGCTGGATTAAATAGAGGTATAATTAGAGGTGCTGTTAAGTTGGCGTATAGTCCTAATAAAACTCAAAGAGACGAACTTTATAGAGCAAGAATCAATCCCGTTGTTTCTTTCCCTGGACAAGGTATCATCTTATTTGGAGATAAAACTGGACTAACTACACCATCAGCATTTGACAGAATAAATGTTAGAAAATTGTTTATTGTTTTAGAGAAGGCAATCGCTACTGCTTCTAAATTCCAACTATTTGAATTCAACGATGAATTCACTAGAGCTGGTTTTAGAAATATGGTAGAACCTTTTTTAAGAGAAGTACAAGGTAGACGAGGTATCACAGACTTTTTAGTAGTGTGTGATGAATCCAACAACACAGGTGAAGTAATTGATAGAAATGAATTCATAGCTGAAATTTATATTAAACCAGCTAGAAGCATTAACTTTATCACATTATCTTTCATCGCAACAAGAACTGGCGTGGCTTTTGAAGAAGTCGCAGGTTAACAGGTAAAGAGGAGAAATAAAAAATGGCAAATATAAATGACTTCAAAACCAAACTTGCAGGCGGCGGCGCTAGAAAGAACCAGTTTAAGGTAACTATGCCTTTTCCTGGTTATGCACAAGTTGGTGGAGAAACGGAAGAGTTAGCATTCTTATGTCAAACTGCTTCTATTCCAGCTATGAATATTAATACTTCAACGGTTTATTTCCGTGGAAGACCAATATACTTGGCTGCTGATAGAACATTTGAACCTTGGACAATTACGGTATTAAATGATACAAACTTCAGATTAAGAGACGCATTTGAAAGATGGCAAAATGGTATTAACAATATGTCAGATAACGAAGGATTAGTAAATCCTGTTGATTATCAAGTTGACGCATTTGTTGACCACCTTGACAGAAATGGCGCTACTATTAAATCATACACTTTAAGAGGTTGTTTTCCAACTTCTGTTGGTAGTATTGGTTTAGATATGGGCGAAACAAATGATGTTGAAACTTTTGAATGTTCGTTTAGATACCTAAATTTTGAGTCAAGAACGACTACTTAATAGTTGAATAAATAATTAGTACAAATAAAGTGAGGATATAAAATGGCAGAACTTTTCGGTTTTCAAATAACTAGAGTTAAACAAACTCCAGACCCGAAACAAAGTTTTACACAACCTAAAGCGGATGACGGTACACAAACCGTCGCCGCTGGAGGTTATTTTGGTCAGTACCTGGATATGGAAGGTACGGCGAAAACTGAGCAAGACTTAATTCGTAGGTATAGAGAAATTTCAATACATCCTGAATGTGATATGGCAGTTGAAGATATTGTCAACGAAGCTATTGTAGCAAACGAGATTGAGAAAGATCCAGTTAGAGTAGATTTAAAAGATACAGACTTTTCTGATAACATTAAAAGAAAAGTTGAAGATGAATTTAAAGAAGTTTTAAGACTTCTAAACTTTTCTACGAAAGGACACGACATATTTCGTAGATGGTATGTAGATGGAAGAATTTACTATCATAAAATAATTGATAGAGAATCTCCAATTAAGGGTATTACAGAATTAAGATATATTGACCCGAGAAAAATTAAGAAGATAAGAGAAATTAAAAAAGGTAGACCTGTACCATTAGCAAATATTCAGGTCATACACGATTACAACGAATACTTTTTATATAATGAAAAAGGTGTTGCAGGACCAGGAATGGCAAGTGGTGGATTAAAAATCGCTCCAGACGCCGTAACCTTTACTCCTAGCGGATTAGTTGATTTGAATAAGAATATGGTTATGTCTTATATGCACAAAGCAATTAAACCTGTTAATCAGTTGCGTATGATAGAAGACGCTGTTGTTATTTACAGAATTGCAAGAGCACCTGAAAGAAGAATATTTAAAATTGATGTAGGTAATTTACCTAAAGTAAAAGCAGAACAATATCTCCGTGATGTTATGGCAAGATACAGAAACAAACTTGTCTATGACGCTTCAACAGGAGAGATAAGAGACGATAGAAACTATATGTCTATGCTTGAAGACTTTTGGTTACCTAGTAGAGAAGGTGGAAGAGGAACTGATATTACTACATTACCTGGTGGACAAAACCTAGGTGAAGTTGCAGATATAGAATACTTCCAAAGGAAACTATACCGTTCTCTTAATGTACCGATTAGTAGATTAGAAGCAAGTCAAGGATTCAATCTAGGTAGAAGTACCGAGATTACTAGAGACGAACTTAAATTTACAAAATTTGTACAAAGATTGCGTAAGAAATTTACAGAATTATTTAATGATTTGCTAAGAACACAACTAGTTTTAAAAGCAATCATAAATGAAGACGATTGGGTTAATGTTAAAGAGAAAATTAAATATGATTTTCTTGCTGACGGACACTTTTCGGAACTAAAAAATGCTGAACTATTGAGAGAAAGAATTGGTTTAGCTAATGATGTTAGAGACTATGTTGGTAAATATTTTTCAGTTAAGTATGTTAGACAAAATATACTTAAACAATCTGAAAGAGAAATGCACGACATTGACAAACAAATTAAAAAAGAAATTAATGATGGTATTATTGCTGCTCCCAATGTTGCGGTAGCTGGCGATGAACCTGATATAATATAATAGGAGAAAATAAAAATGGCTGATAATGAAAATAAAGTAGATACAGGTCAAATGTCACCTAAAGGGTTTTTTGACCAATCAAATAAGACTACTAGTTTTGTTGACAAACTTGCTAGTGGAGATAATAAAGGTGCAGGTGAAGATTTTAAAGACGCATTAAGAAATAAAGTAGGGGACGCTCTGGACGCAAGTAGAAAAGAATACGCTTCTAACTTATTTAATACTGCTAAAAATGTGATGACACCTGGACAAGCAGCGTCTCACTCGGACCCAAAACCTAATGTTGCGGACCCGATTGCTCAGACTGCTTCAAGGGATGATGTTCAAAATGCAATGACACCAGAAGCTGAACCTGTTTCTACACCTGCCGAAGCACCTGCTGAAGCACCTGCTGAAACGGCACCTGATTCTGGCGAAACACAAACAGGAGAATAAAAATGGCATTAACGGTATCAAGTATAGTTGGTAATGTTTCAGGTTTTATTGGTAACGACAAATACATAAATCTATCGCCTTCTATGAAGGAAGCTGTAAAGCAACTAATAGAAAGTTTAGATGGAGTAGATTGGAAACAACCACAAGACTTGGTAAACATTATTGAAACCAAAGTGGCAGAAGTATCGGCGGCAACAGGAGTTGTTGAGTCAGATATTAAAGCATACTTTGAAGAGTAAGAAATATGACTTTGAGTGTCGCAACAAAAGTTGATGACACCAATAAAGCGATAGTAAGCGCTAGTGGTGTCGGAGAAGATAGTGGAACTTTATATAGTTCCGACAAAAGTATATCTTTGGCTAATGTATATTACGAGATAAGAGGAAATGATTATGAAGAAGGAATCTATCCAAAGGTGACTCTTACACTCGGAGACCAAACTTTAGTTTTAGAAGGGTTTGGTAATTGGGGACTCAAAGAAGGAGAAGCAAGAAAAGTTATAGACCAAAAATTAGATACGGCTACAACTTTAGAAGTTTCTGCTGACAAAGAAGTTAGTAAATTTAATTTGGCAGTAGAAGTACAAAAAGAAACTGAAATAGGACCACTAGGTTCAATGTCAAATAGTTAGAGGAATAAAATATGGCAGACGCAATAACAACGCAAATAATATCAGATACAGCAGGAGTTAAGTATGTTGTTAAGAGAACAAACATAAGTGATGGTACTGGTGAAACTGATAGTGTGTTAGTTAATCCAACTACATCAAATTTTATGACTGCTGACGCAACGAAAACTATAGCAAAGGTATGGTATTCAATTAATACAGCAAACTCAAAATCGGCAGTAGAGATATCCTGGGGAGGTTCTTCTGCTAATACAACAGCACTAACATTATCAGGTAATGGAGTTTTTGACTTCAGGACTGCAGGAAATGACATAGCTAATAACGCTACTGGTGCTACTGGTTATGTATATTTGTCAACTAAAAACTTTGCTTTACACGACAATTACACATTGGTTGTAGAATTTAGATAAAAGAAATTATAAATATTAAGGAAAGAGAGAGACAAATATGAGCTATTTAAAACACAAGCCAGGTAGTCTGGAAGAAAGTGTGATTAAAACATTACAAGAAGGCAACTGGCAAATATATGCTGACGGAGCATATAAACATACAGGTGGCGGAAATGATGATAAGTTTGATTTTGTTATTCAAGCAAATAGTGAACAGGATGCTATAAGAAAAGCAGAAGATATGTTAGACAAAGCAAGAAAACAAGGAAAAATAGGACCAACACAAGGCGGTGGTATAGAGGTAACAGATATAACTGCTGAAAGAACTAGTGCTCGTATAAGTCCAAAAGATCCTTCAAATTGGGTTGAATAGGAGATACATATGAGTTATTTAAAACACAAGCCAGGTAGTTTGGAAGAGAGTGTGATGAATGTCCACGAGAAAGAAAAACACAAATCAGGTGTGTGGTTTGTAAAAAATGATGATGGTAGAAAAGTACACAAAGGTACTTATAAAACTGCTATGGCATATCTGAAACACCGTGCTGGTTCTCATACTGCTTACAAAGATGGACACGAACACGATGAAGAAAAAATAAATGAAGCAAGATATGAGGTTACTGGTTCAATGGGATATCAGGATCACGGCAGAAAAGATAATTTTTCTATGGTAATTAATGCCTATAGTGAAAAGGATGCTATCAGTAAAGCAGAAAAAGAATTACATAAAGCTAGAAAGAATAAAAAAATAGGACCAAGTGGTGGTGGTTATATTGATGATATAGAAGATGTAGGAGCTGAAAAAACTAACAAGAGATTAGAAAAACCATCTACTTCTATGGTACACTAAAAGAATTAGGAAAAACTATGAAACTTATAACAGAAAATATAGACAATGTAGAGTACCTTACAGAAGATAATGGTAAGGGTGGAAAGAATTACA